ATGCATTCTCGCAGTCCACTTCCTCGATGTCATAGCCGGTGGCCTCGACCACCTTGCGCCGGGACGTCAGGCCCGCTTCCATTGCCAGCACCTGCGCCTGAATGTCCTTCAAGGGATCGACCCAGTCCCACCGCGGTGGGATCCATTGCACCGGGCGCGCGGCAACCAGGTCTGCCTCCAGCGCGCCCGAGAGCACAGCCGTCTCGAGCCAGCGCCGCCAGATCGGGCGGCAGAGTTGATGCGCCATGACCCCGTGCTGCAGCTGGCCGATGCGGCGGCGGAATTCGACCAGTTCCGCGCGTAGAGACGAATAATTCGCCTGCCGGACGTCGCCGGTGACGAGGTGATAGGGCAGCCCCAGCGAGGCCGAGACGGCGAGCAGCGTGCGGTACTGGAAGGCCTCATAACCCCCACCGACATCGGCGGGGCTCGAGAACTTCACATCCTCCCCCGGCAGCAGGACCTGCATCGTGCCGGGCTCGAGGCTGGCAAGGGCAGCGCCATCAAGATCGGCGGCCCCTTCACCCATCATCGGGTCTTCGGGCGCTGTCTTGGTGATGAAGCCCGCGAACATCGCCGCCGTCTTTTTGCGGTCGAGTTCCGCGTCGTCGTATTGGTCAAGCAGGAACAGCCGCACCATGGCTGGCGCCACATGCGGCAGGCCCCGGATCTGACCCGCATCAATCGGCCGGTAGATGTGCAGCACCTCCTCGGCTGGGACGCGCACAGTGTCGGGTACCGCCACCCGCTGGTCCGTGCTGTCGCCCGGATGGCGACGTCGGAAGTGATAGGCCACCCGCCGCCCGATCAGGTCGAACTCGATCCCACAGCGGATGCGGTTCCCATTCGGGTCCGTCTCGGTTTTTTCAAAGGGTAGCATCTCGGACTGGAGAAGCTGCAATTGCAGTGGCACCAGCAGCCCGTCCTCGGCCCTACGCGGACGCAGGCGTACGAAGCACTCGCCCGCGACGAACATTTCTCGCGCGACCATGGCTTGCAGGCCGTAGAAGTCGGTCAGTCCGTCGGCATCGGCCTCGTCCGTCCAGGCGAGCCAGAGTCTTTGCACCTGGTCGCGCAGGTCGGCGTCCCCGATCAGCGAGGAGGGCTTGATACCGTCGCCGACGAGGTTCGCCGCGAAGGCCTCGCACGCGTTGGCCGCATAGCCGTTCGTGACGACCAGTTCGCGGGACCGCGCCAACAACCGCGGGCCGCCAGAGGCGACCAGCGCGTTGATGTTCTCGAGCGGCGGGTTCCAGCCGCGCAGACGGCGCTTGGCCATGGCCCCTTCGAGACGCGCTGACACACCGGCGGGACCGCCGGTGCCCCGGCGGCGTAACAGATCGAACATGCCCATGCGTTCAGAGCCCCTTGGCCGTTGTCACCCGGACATGCCGGACCATGCGGCGGCCCTCCGCCGCGGCGATCTCGCGGTCCAGGACCCCAATGGCGCGGTCGATCTCGGCAACGCTGCGATAGTCCACGGTCTTGCCGTCGTAGCTGACCCGGGCCACGCCGGAGACGCGCTGTGCGGCAAGTGCGTCGCGGCGGGCGCGGAGATCAGCAATAGTGACCATTGATCACCCCATGTACGTTGATCGCATCGTCCGCCTGCGCGCTGATGGACGCGGTGTTGGTTTCGCGGCCACGTCACTGGCTGGACCGCCAGCTTGCACCGCAAACTGAGCCGCCAATTCCTCCCACCGCGCCTGCGACCATCGGTCGGCTCCGAGGATCCACGCCGCCGCTCGGGCATAAACGCGGCAGTCGAGCGCCTCATTGCGCTCGCGCAGCTTCTGCCATTCGAGCTTGGCGAACCCGCGCTTCGATTTGACCGTGATCAGCTGCTCGGCAGTCAGCTGTTTCAGCCATTCGCTGTCTGCCCAGCTTGGCAGATGCACCGTTCCCGCCGGGAACGAAGCACCGGCGGTGATCTCTTCCGGCGTCGGCCGGTCCTGGCGCAGGAAGCGATAGGTCTCGGCCTTGAAGGTCGAGGTGGCCACAGACCAGAGGCGCGCGCCCCGGCGCAGGCGTTTGCCACCGATGGTGGCATCCACAAAGGTCGGCCCCGTCACCGGGCTTGCTCGGTTGAAGCCTTCCAGGCCTTTGACCGGCGCCACCTGCCCAAAGCCCACCTGCCGCGCCCATCCATACACGGCGCTGGTCTCATAGCCGGTGTCGATCGCCAGACGCGCGATGGTCAGATGCTGGCCGCTCTCATGTGCCCATGTGCGCCCTAGCAGGTCGGTCAGCGTCTGCCAGCACGCCGGGTCTCCCGGCCCGCCTTCGATCACGATGTGATCCACCAGCCAGCTTTCCAGGCCACGCCCCCAGGCCCAGACATCAATTTCGATCCGGTCCTTTTGCACATCGGCACCAGCGGTCAGGAACAGCCCGCCTGCCGGGACCGTGCCAGGCTTCCACTCCTCGCGCCGCTCTGCCAGCCGCTGCCAGTCCGGGGCCTCGCCGGTCTCGAACCAGGTCTCGCCCAAAATGGTGTTGCGAAACGCCCGCATCGCCTCGTCATTGCCTTGCGCCGCTTCCCAAGCGCGGGCAATCCGCGCCCAGCTGAGCCAGCCGATCGGCGAATAGAGCGCCGAGAGATGATAGCCGACCGTATGCGGGTCGGACGATTGCGCTGTCGCGCGCCATTCCCCGGCGGCCAGCATCGCCGTCTTGTGGTGCTCGGCGATGGCCGCCTCGCAGCCCGCGCAGTGGTATTCCGCCGTATCCGGTTTGCCCTTGTCCCAGCGCAGGCGTTCGAATTTCAGCCACTGCATCGCGCCGCATTGTGGGCAGGGCACAAAGAACCGCCGCTGGTCGCTGGCCTCGAACTCCCGCTCGATCCGGCTCAGCCCCCGGATGGTGGGCGTCGAGATCAGAAGCGCCTTGCGCCGATGCGCGAAGGTCAGCGAGCGCGCCTCGGCCAGGCTGACCGGATCGCCTTCCTCATCGGCCGAGGCCGGATAGGCATCGACCTCGTCCAGAAACAGATAGCGCGCCGGCGTCGAGCGCAGCCCCACGGCCGAGTTCGCCCCGGTCATGATCAGGATGCCGCCGGCAAACTCCTTCGACAGCATCGTGTTGCCCGCGTCGCGCGAACGTGCGGGTTTGACGAGGCTCCGCAGCTCGGGGCTTTCCTCGATCAGCGGATCGATCCGCTGGCGCGAGTTGCGTTTGGCCAGTTCCACCGTCGGCTGGACCGCCAGCATCGGGCCCGGCGCATGATGCATGACAAAGCCGATGAAGCAATTGCCCGCCTCCGTCGCGCCCACCTGAGCTGCCTTCATGAACACGACCCGCTGCACCGGGCTCGCGGGCGAGAGCGCATCCATGATCTCGCGCATGTAGGGCGTGCGTGCCGTCCGATACCGCCCCGGTTCGGCCGAGGCGCGCGAGCTGAGCCAGCGATGCCGGTCCGCCCATTCCGAGACCGTGAGGTCAGGGTCGGGCCGGATCCCGCGCGACCACTGACGCAGCAGGTCCCGGGCGCCGTCGAACCCGGCAACATCGTCATCCAAGACCAGTTCTGATCTCGGCGAGGCTGTCGAGTTGGGCGCGGACATGGGCTTCCAGGACTTTCTGCATCAGAGCCGCCTCCACCGTGATCTCCCCACCCAATGCCGCCGCCAGTTCGGACGCCATCAGCGCCGCCACCCGGGCCGGCCAGGTCACCCAGCCATCGCGTTCCTCGCGCGCTAGGCGGAACATCAGCGTCTCGGCCCGCGCCCGGTCGACCAGTTCGCCTTTCAGCTTTTGCAGGCGGATGCGCCGCTCCTGCGCCTTCATTACCTCGTTGGCGGTCTTGGCCTGCAGGAAAGTGGTGCCGCCGCCGGAGACCGGGCCGGGCAAACCTTCCTCACGTAGGGTTTCGCCGACTGAGGCGACCGCCGCCTCTGGCACGGGTTTCAGCTTCGGTTCGGGCGGCTTGCGGGTCTTCGATGGGTCTGTGGTTTCTGCCCGCCGCGCATCGCTAGCGGCCGCGTTGATACTGCCGTCCGGGTAGAGGACCAGCCGCTCGGCCATCTTCGCCTTCTGGACTGCGCCGCGGGACAGCCCGACATGCGCGGCATACTGGCGCTCGCTCATGCCTTGCATCGATTGTTCCGATTATTGTTCTGAATCAGATGGT